TTAACCCGTCCATGTGAACGTCCCGCTGCTCGTGAACGTGTGGTAGGTATAGGTTCCGTCGTTCGTGATCGTGCCGCCGGTCGCCTTGGTGGTCGTCCCGAGATACGCAACGATGACCACGCCCGATCCGCCGTTGCCGCCCTGACTAGAACCACCCCAGTTCCCGCTGCCGCCGCCACCGCCGCCCGTGTTGGCGGTGGCGTTCGTCCCCGCAGATGTGCCAACGCCGCCCGCACCACCACCACCCGTTCCGCCGGCGCCACCGGTCATCCCGGCGTCGACCCCGCCGCCGCCACCACCACCGTAGGTCAGGCTGTTGATAGTCCACACATATCCACTGCCACCCGCGCCACCTGTAGTAGCGGAAACACTATTACCTCCGACAGTGCCCGCACCCCCACCTCCACCAGCACCGCGTTGTCCTGCCGATCCTCCATTGCCAGTTCCACCATTTTTGGTGTTAGCAAAAGTAACCGTGTCACTGGAATTCAGATACTGAAGGGCGGCCCCGCCCGTGCCCCCGGTCGTGCTCGCGTTCCCGGCGCCGCCGCCGCCGCTACCGTAAGCTGTCGTCCCGTTGTTGGGCTGGTTTATCCCGCGAGCACCACCATAGGCGATGTAGCCGCCGAAGCGGGAGATCCGGCCGATAGTCGCGTTGTCGGCATCGCCAACGCAACCAGCCCCACCAGCACCAACTTCCACTGGGACGCCAACATTCTTTACGGTAGCAATGCCGGTTATCGGCAGAACTTGACCGGCACCGCCCCCACCACCGATGTTGCCGCCACCGCCGCCGCCGCCCGCGACGGCGAGAACCTCAACACCGACGGTAGACGACCGCGATCCACTACTGACTATCCTGCGAATAACTGGCATCACGTCACCTTTGAAATGTTGTCGATGAGGATTGAGCCGTCGTTCTCATAGGCGATGCCGACCCTGGCCTCCGCTCCGGCGGCCTGTGCGGAGAAGTCGATTTCATCGGCAGCGACACGCCACGACACCATCCCGGCGCGAGTGGCGCCGACACGAGCGTACCCAAGCGGGGTCGCGCCTTCGGTCAATTGCATGTTCGTGACGTAAATGCCGGACAACTCGTCGCCAATGTACGGTGCCGAGTCCCCGATCAGGGTCAGCAGCGTCAGCGTGGTCGCAGTGTTTGTGGTGCACTTGACGTGCACGCGGTAGAAGCCGTTGCCCTCCGCTTCCACCTCTATAGTCGCCCCCGAAAAGCCTCCCTCAGACCCGGATGAGAGTACAGAGCCATCAGATAGGTCGATGTGAGCGTACCCCCGGTCTGCGCCGGTGACGCCGTAGACCCATACTGATGCCGTAGTACGTTCGGCCGCCTTGAGGCTTGCCGAGCCGACGACCGCGATGGCGCTCGCCGCCTTGGTGTAGGCCTGCACCACCTGCGGCGTGACGGAGCCCGCCCCTTCCACCAATTTATCGGCAGTGGCCTGACCGTCCGGCCCAGCCGTTGCATTGGCTGAAATAGTCGCCCCAACTTTGGTCCAAGCCGGATCGTCGAGGGCGTCTGTCCGAACGAGTTGGTTCGCCGGCAGGAACGTGGCATTTCGCCCTCCGATGCCGTCCTGCGTCGTGCGCACCTCCATCGACCATTCCGCGCCCGGAGTCGGCGCGCCCGCTACCAGGAGCACGACATCACCGGTCAGGAGCGGACGACGCACCGCCTTGTCCGTAGCCGCGAGCGTCACGTTGCCGGTCGCGTTCTCTGCGATCCCGGCGAGATATTCGCCGGCTTGGTTCACCGTGGAGAAGTCGGCGGTGATCGTGGTGGCCGTCAGCGCCGCAATGGTCGCCGACGTGGCACTGAACGTGCCAACACCTGTGAAGTTGTAGCCACCGGCCACCACATGGCCGGTCAACATGCCCATGGTCAGCTCAAAGGTGCCGGTATCGCCCTTGTTGCCGGTCATCGCAAACCCAACGACCAGCGACGCTCCGTCGGTGGCCAGCGGCGAGGTGGCGGTGCCCGCCACATAGGTGACCGCGATCTTGCGGTAGCCGACCGCGTCGGTCTTTCCGGTGACGTTGTAGAGCGCCCAGGCGTCCGCGTCGCCCTGAAGGCCAACCATTAACTGGCCTTTGATCGTCGAGTCGGAGGCCCCGAACAGCGCCAACGCGGCGGTAACGTCGGCACCGCCAGACGTCGTCGACAGATAGAACTCGGTCACCGCCGATGGCGTCGCGTTGTTGGCGCGCAGACCCTCGGCACCAGGATCAGCATCGGCGATGGTGTCGTCGAAGGCATAACGCAGGCGCACGCCGACACCATTCAACACCACCTCGCCGGCGATTTCGGCGGCGTTCTGACCGACCACGCCGATCGCCTCGGCGACCGCCGGGAGGTTCTGCTCGTGACCGTTGGCCCCGAATCCGCCGGGGTTGGCGTCCGTCTTAGACAGCGCGTTGTAATAGCCGGTGGTCAGCCGCGAGAGCGCGGTCGCCAGTTCCATGGTCATCCCTGCATCTCCTCGAAATTGAGCGTCACCGACCAGTCGCCGGTTTCATCGACCTGGCGCGGCTCGCCGGTGGCGGTCAGCAGCGCCGGAAACACCTCGCGGAAGCCGTGGATCACGTCGTCGTCGTCCGGCAGGAACACGGCCGGGTGGATGTCATCGGCCATCACGTGATCGAACAGGCGCATGGCCTCGTCCTTGGTCAGGCTCGGAAAGGTGACGGTGTGGTTGCGGGCGTTGGTGCGCAGCGTCTTCACCGCGCGGCCGCCGGCGGTGTACTCCACCAGCGTTCGGCGCTTGATCCCGACCGTCCGACCCCAGTCGTAGTTCCAGCCCGGCGCCAGCGGGTTGGTGACGATCAGGTAGCCGACGTCGAAGTCCTCGTCGCCGGCCTGGGCGGTCACGTCGAATTCGATGATCAGCTGGTCGACGGCGATCGGAGCCGGCAGGGCGATGTGCCGGTGCCGGGCATAGCCGGCGATGTCCCGCAGCCGCGGTTTGCCGGTGTACCAGTTGCCCTGCTCGAACGGCAGGTCGGCGGTGTTGTAGATTCGGCCGTAGAAATCGGTCCAGCCGCCGGCGAGTAGTGGTGTGGCGCCCTCGTAAGCCGTCAGCTTGAACTTGGCGTCCAGGTCGCCAGTGTGGCCACCAACCAGAATGTCGGTCATGTAGACCGCGCTATCCCAGGTCAGCGTCAGAGTGCTGGAGGCAAGGTCGCTGGCGTCCGCACACCGCGCCGGCAGGCTGGTGATCCGCGGATCGAGCGCGTTGTCGAGCGTGCCGCTCCAGGCGCCGCCCGACAGCGTCGCGTCCAGCGCCAGGTTCTCCAGCAGGATCTTGCCAAGCGCCATGTCAGCCCCACACCCGCAAGGTGATCTGATTGCCCTTCGGCCGACCGGGTGCCGCACCCATGGCCAGCATCACGCGGTCGATACCCTCGTCCGGATAGATCAGGCGGACCTTCAGCACCCCCAGGCCCGGCGTCGCCAGCAGGTCGAGCCACTCGGCATCCATCTCGACGGCGATCACCCACTCCTCGAACGGCGTGCCGTCGGCGCGGACGGATGTCACGTCGAACAGCAGCTGAGCCACCGGCTCCAAGTCGGCCGGGTCGCGCAAGGCGGTGTCGATCTCGACCTCGCGCACGTTCGGCCACCAGCGATCGCGCAGGGCGGTGTCCTTGATCACGGCCTGTCGAAACTCATCGCGCAGCCGGGCCTCGTCGGCGGTATCCCAAAGTGCGCCGGCGAGGTTGCTGCGGGTGTGCGTCTGGTAAAGCCGGGCACCCTTCACGGTCACCCGCCACACCGGAACGCTGACCGACGGATCGCCCGGCTCGATCGACAGCACGTCGGACGCCTCGATCGTGCGGTCGGCAACACCGGTCGGCAGCTGCAGCTTGCCGATCTGCCAGGTACCGAGCGGCCCCGGCAGCACCCATCCCGGCATCGAGCGCGCCAGGCTGTCGATGACAAGGCGGGTCGGTGTGCGGTCGGCGATGTAGAGGCCGACCGTCTCGGGTGCGGCGATCGTGGCGAAGGTGGCGCCGATCGACGCGACCGGGTCCTCGCGCCGGATCAGGGCTTCGATCAAGCCCGGTGCGGTGTCGAGGTAGCCGACACCCGGCACCAGATCGACGGCACCCTGCACGCCCACGGTCACCACGCCGCCGAAGCCCTGGTCAACCTTCCACAGCCCTCGGCCGAGGTCGGTCACGTAGTGCCCGGTCGCCGGGGTGGCGGCGTCAAAGGCCGCGCCGGATAGATCACCGTCGGTTGTCAGGCTGGCGTCCTGGCCGCGGTCGAAGATCCCGGTCAGCGCCTGATATTCGCCGTCGTGGACCTGCCCGACCTGGGCTGCAGGATTAACCCACGGGAACGGGATGTTCGCGGTCTGCAGGTCGCCCAGCGCCAGCGGCTTCGGGCGGTCCTTCAGATCGTCGGGACCGCCTTCGTAATCGGACGGGCCGGCGTTGGTGCCGGCGAACTCGACCGGCTGCACGTCGTTCTCCAGGTCGAGGCGGCGATCGTAGATCGGCACCGACAACCGGCTCGGCTGGTTGGCCGACACGCGCCAGGCCGGGGTTTCGGCGCGGCCGTCGAGCATGGCGCGGAAGTCGGTAGCGAAGCTGCGCGCCTCGCCCAGCGGCTTGATCTCGCCCCACCACACCCGAACCGCCTTGAACACCCAGCCGCGATACTGGTTGAAGTAGCCATCGGCGTTCGACAGGACCAGCTGCGACAAGCCGAGGCTGCCGGTCAGGCGGGCCGGGTCGGCGTACAGGTCGATGGCCATCGAGGGCGCTTCCAGCACGCGCGGATCGTAGGCCTGGTTGGGCTTGTCGGCGTCGGTCGATGGCCAGGGACGCATCGGCAGATCGCTGAGGTACAGGGTCACCGGTGCGTCTTCCGGATCCACCAGGTCCAGCTCGACCAGATAGCCCATGAGGCGGCCGCGGCTCATGCTCACGCCCTCCGCTTCAGGAACTGGGTGAGTTCGCGGATCTCGCGCGCCTGGTTGTCGACCACCGCGCGCAGGGTAGCGACCTCGCCGGCCAGCTCGGCGGTGGCGTCCATCTGCCCGTTGCCGGCGTCGACCACGGCCGCCGTGGTTGCGCGTTGCGCCCGGACCACCGGCTCGAAGTCGACGACGTTCGGTGCGTTGCGCTGACCTTCCAGCAGCGCCAGGCTTTCCTTGGCGTTGAACACATGGGCCGGCGGGCCGGTGTAGAGCAGCTCGTCGTTGTGGATCCGCGCAAGCCCGCCCGGATGCCAGCCGCCCTGCTCGTAACCCATCGAGCGCAGGGCGGCATCCACCGCTGCGTTGCGCTGGCGAAGGGCGTTCAGTTGGCCGCCACCGAACGCCTCCGGCGTCGGCAGCCCGAGCTGCACCAGCCGATCGTAGATATCCATGTTGGTGTCGGTCGCGGCGCCGAAGTTGAAGCCGTTAGCAGCGGCGGTGTCGCTCGGGCTCTGGCCCGACTGCAGCAGGGCGGCCAAGCCCGAACCGGCCACCGCCTGCAGGTCTCGGATCGCCTGCTCGACGGAGATCACGTTGTCGTTCAACTCGACGTACTGGCCGACCTGCGCCCTCAGTTCGGACAGCTGCGACTCCGCGACCCTGGCCTGCCGATCGGCGACCGCCTTGACCTGTTCCAAGCGCTCGACCGTCAGGTCGAAGTCGTCGTTATAGGCGGCGCGATCGCCGTTGACCGCCTGGCTCGCTTCCAGGAAGGCCTGGGCGGCACCGTTCAGATCGGTGATCGCCTGCTCGTCGCCGAGTTGCGCGCGGCGGAACACCTCATCGAACTGCTCTTTGGCCGCCGCCAGGCGCGTCACCGGCCCGCCCGGCGCCAGCTCGCCGCGCTTCAGCTGGTCGAGGAACCCACCGATCGACAGGCTGAAGGCCCTCATCCGGGAGGCCAGATCTCCCAGCACCTGGGCCTCGCGCTGGTAGGCTTCCAGAAGACCGTTGCGCTTCTCAGCGACCGCGGCCTCTTGTTGGACGGCGAACATTTCGTCGAGCATTGAGGTGATCACCGCGCGCGCGGCTTCGTCGGTGGTCTGCTCGAAGGCCGCGGCCAATCCCAAGGCGTCCAGTCCGGAGAGCTGGCGCCTCAGCTGGTCGCCGAACGTGTCGAGGATCCGATCGCCGGCGTCGACGCCGAGGTTCTGCGCGTCAGCCAACAGCTTGTCGCGAGCGTCGGTCAGTCCGCCGATGCCGTTGATGGCACCGCGACCGTTCGCATCGTTTTCCAGCGCCTGAATGATGTCGAGCAGATCCTCGGCCGCCTGCGCGCGCAGCACCTGCACCGCCTCGGCAATCGTCGCGGTGACGTCGTAGATCTCCGCACCCAAACCGGGGAACGCCTCGTTGGCGGCCTCGATCTGATCGTTCACGTCTTCCAGATGCGGCGCCAGCGCTTCCAGCACGGCGGTGGCTTCGGCCACATTCTCGGTGAACGGGCCGGTGATCGCCGGCTCGAAGCTGCCGGTGATCGTCGCGATCAGCTCATCGACACTCGCGCGGGAGATCGCGACCACGTCGCGGACCCGCAGCATATTGGCGTTGTGGCGTTCCTGTTCCTCGGCTGTCAGGCCCAGCGCCACCGCCTGGTCGGCGATCCGCTCGTTATAGTCCGCCACCGCGCTGCCGGCGCCGGCGAGCAGCTGGGCCATGCTGTCGAACTCGGCGATCCGATCGCCCGCTTCATCGCTCAGGGCGAACGCCGTGCCGGAACGGTTGTCGGAGGCAACCCGCGATACCTCGTAACGCTGGTCGCCGGCGGCGATGTAGGATGGATCGTCGCGTTCTCCACCGGACACGAAGCGGAAATCGGGTGTGCCGCCTCGGACAGCCCCTCGATCCGATTCCAGAACCGTGCCCCGCATCGCCTCGGCGATCGCCGCGGCCAAGGACGCCCCATCATCGGCTGAGCCCGTGAGCGCCGGGAACAGCTCCAGCGCGCGCTCGATGCTGTCGGCGATCGGTGCCGCGCGGTTCTTGGCGGTCTCCTCCGCGCGCCGTTTGCGGTCGACGATGTTCTGAGCGATCGCCAGCGAGTTGGCGTTGATGGCGTCGCCGTTCGCGCGCAGCGCCTCGGTCAGGTCATCCAGGTTGCGGCCGTAGTCCAGATCGGACAGCAGGCCTTCCAGGTCGGTGGCCTTGGTGTTTCTGACCAGTTCGTCGAGGGTGGCGGACTGGTAGTCGACCATCTCGCTCAGGGCGATGAACGTGGCCTGCTGGACCGCCTCGTCCGGGCTCAATCCCTTGAACCGATCGGTATCGGCCAGCACCGAATCGATGATCGGCTTCAGGTTGATACCGGCACCCTGACTGCTCTCCGCGTCCGGACCGCTGAAGTACGCGATATCGAGGCCCGAGCCGGGACGCAGCGCGCCGGCATAGCGTTCGGTACCGGCCTCGATGCCCTCCACGATCGCGTCGATGATCTTGGTGACGGCATCCTCGGAGTCGCCGCCATTGTCGAAGGTGTAGACCGCGCTCGACGGGTCGGTCAGGTCGGTGACCCGGCCGATCGTGGTCGGCCCGACGCTCGGCCCGGAGCCGCCGAACATTCCGCCGAGAAGACCACCGCCGGCGCCACCGATCAGTCCGCCAATAATTGTGCCGATGCCTGGGACGATCGACCCGATTATCGCACCCGCAAGCGCTCCGCCCGCGCTGCCGATCGTCCCGCCGGTTTCATTGCCTCCGACGAGCCCGTTCAGCAAGGATCCGGCACCGAACCCGAGGCCGGCGCCGCCGAGCACCCCGCCCAAAGACGACGCACCATACGTGCCAAACAGCCCCGCCGATGGTGCATTCGACAGCCCGCCAGCCACCGCCGAAACGCCCGCCGAGCTGGCCGACCCTCCCGCCGTGCCGAAGAGATAGCTGTTGATGCCGCCTGTAATGGACGAGAAGTCGAGACCGTTACCGGGTATCAGATTCGTCAAGCTGGAAAAATTGAACCCGCCGCCCGATTGACCGCCGGCGGCGCCTCCCAGGTTCCCGGTGACCGACTGGATCGCCGCATCAGTCAGCCCGAGCGACTGGCCGATCGAGCTGACGAGCGGCACGATGATCGGCCGCGCGATCGCCAGGGTCGCCAGCTCGCCGAGCATGCGCGCGAACGCATCCTTCCAGCTCCCCAGCATGTCCTTGAAGCCGAACTGTCCCGATCGGAACATCGCCGTGAAAGCATCGCTAAACCCGCGTTGAATGCCTTCGGCCGCCGTCTTGAATGCCTGTGCCAGCGGATTGGCCTGGGCTCGGAGCCGCTCCAGTTGGCGGATCTGGCCTTCGTCCATGATGGCCAGCTTGAGGCGGTCATAGGCGGCGTTGATCGCGGCATACTGTTCGGGCTGGGCGGCCAGCAGGGCGGTGGTCCGCTCGATCTCCAGCTGCTCCAGCTTGCGGGCCGTCGTCAGCTCGATGATCTTCTCTCGGGCTTCCTCGGTGTTCAGCAACTCCAGCCGGCGCACCTCGTTGGCCAGCTCCAGATCTTCGGCGCTGGTCCGCACCGACCGCGCCGCCTCGTCGAGCGATCGCTTCCACAGATCCTGCTCGCGCCTCAGCGCCGCGGTCAGCTTGGCGTGCTCGCCGAGGTCGCTTCGGCCGGCAGCCAGTGCCGCATTCAGCAGCCGCTGCTGTTTGGTGAACTCGTCCTGCTTGGCGGTGGTCGGGTCGAGCTGATCACGCAGCCCCTTGAACGCCTGAGCCTGGGAGGTCGACCACTGCAGTTCGGCGTCGCGGTTGGCGATGATCGCGGCGCGCAGCGTGGCATAGGCCGCGTTGATGGCGCCGATCTGGTCGGGCTGGGCCGCCATCGTCGCCTGGACGCGCTGCAGCTCCACTCGCTCCAGCTCGCGGGCCGCGGTCAGCTCGACGATCGTGCGCCGCGATTCCTCGGTGTCGTTGGCTTCCAGGCGGCGGATCTGTGATTGCACCTGCAGGTCGCGCGCCTGCTCATTGGCGGTCCTAGCGGCAGCACCCAGGCTGTAGGTGTAGGCGTCGGTGTTGTGCTCCAGGATCCCGAGCAACCGAGCCAGATCGTGACCTTCCGCAGCCAGCGCTTTCGAGGATGCTTCAAGCTGCGCCTGGGCGTTCGCCGCCTCTCGGGTCAATTTGGCGAGAGGATCGAGTTGCTCGACCAGGTCGCGAAGCTCGGTGCTCAGCGCTCCGAGCGCACTATTGCTCGAAGGCGGCGGACCAAACACGCTCCCGTTGCCAAACAATGCGGTGTTGACGGCGAGCAGATCCTCAAGCGCTGCATCGACGTCCAGGTCTTTAATCGCCGTTTCCAGCTCCTCGATCTGGAGCCGCAACGCTTTCATCTGATTTCGCTGGGTGGTCGGCAGTTGGTCCTCCGGACCAACGAACGCACCGGAGTTGACTGCTTCAGCCTGTTTCAGGGCGGCGCGGGCATCTTGCAGGCGGGCGAGAGCGCTCTTGCGGGCGACCTCCGCCGCATCGGCCCCGGCGGTGCTGTTTCGGCCGAGCGCCCGGTTGACCAGGTCAATCGCTTCGGCATGGCTTCGCGCCGCCCGATCGGCCTCGGTCTCCCGCGTCGCCAGGTAGTACAGGCCGCCGGCGGCCAGCAACGCGACGCCGGCCGGGCCGCCCAGGAGGTTCATTGCTCCCGACAGGGCCAGGGTTGCCGCCGTCGCCGCACGGGCACTCATCGAGGCGGCTTGCATCGCCGCGGCGTGGGTGACGGACGCGCCGGCGGCGGCCTTGGACGTGGCCGCGACCGCCGTCTGAGCGGCGGCAAGCCGGGCCTCGGCGTCGGCGACGATGCGCGCCGCTGTAGCTTCCTCCAACCGGAGGGCCGCCAGTTGCCGGCCGGTCGCCTGTTGCACCTTGCCTGCGGCCTGGGCTTGAACCGCCGCTTCCAGCGCTGCGACCGCCTGGGCGTGTTTGGCTTTGACGTTTGCCAGTGCAGCCGCCGTGGCGATTTCGTCAGCTCGGGCAGCGGCCAATGCCGCCGCGGCCGTCTCGACTTGCGCCGCCGCCTTCAGCTCAGTTGCACGCGCGCTGGACAGGTCAACCGCGGTGCCGGCCGCCACCGCAGAATTGAGCGACAGCCACCCGACCGTGCTGGCTGCAACCGCCGGCACCAGGGCGTTCAGCGATCCGAGGATTCCGGCGATCGCCGGCTGCAACCGAAGAAACACGCCGACCGCGCCGGCGCCCGCCAGCAGATCCAGGTTGCGGGTCAGCAGGCCAACCGCGCCGGCGACGGCTTCGAACGCCGCCTGGGCGTCACCGGAGTCGACGGCCTCCTGCACGAAGGCCCGCAACTGCGTCGTGGCGTCCACGATCACCGGCGCCAAGGCGGAACCCAGGGCCGCGGCGATCTCGTCGATCGCGTTGCCGGTCAGCGACAACTGCGCCGACAACGTCTTCGCCGAGCGTAGGTACTCCTCGTTGAGGGCCGTGGCGTTGCCCGCTTCCTTGGCGATGATCGCCAGGGAGTCGCCCAGCTTCTCGCTGTTTAGCGCCAGGGTCGGCAGAACCTTCAGGATCTCCTCGCCCTCGAGGCCGAACTTCTCCAGCACACCCGCGACGCTGGCGCCCGAGGCCGCGGCCTGGCCGACGCCGTCGACGAACGCCTTGAACACGGCGACCGCGTCGTCCTTGAACGTCTTCTTCAGCTGCGCGCCCGTCAGCCCGGTGATCTTCTCCAACTCGCGCAGCCGCTCGCCGCCGCCGTCGACCGCCGCTTCGATCGCGCGGAACGCCTTGCCAACCGAAGAGCCGCCCAGCTCGGCCTGCACGCCCAGCGATCGCAACGCGGCCGCCATGGCAGCGGCCTCGGCCGCCGACACACCGAAGATGGCGGTCGCTTGGGCCACCTGCGTCGCGACCTTGGCGATCTCAGACTCGCTGGCGGCCGACGCATTGCCCAGCGCCACGATCACCGACGCGAACTTGTCGATCGAGCCGATGCTCTCATTGGTGACGTTGAGGATCCGGGTCAGCGCGGTCGCGGCTTCATCGCCGGCCAGGTCGGATGCGCTCCCCAGCTTCGCAATCGTCTCGGTGAACAGGGTGAGATCCTTCACCCCTTTCACGCCGAGCTGGCCGCCGGCTTGGGCGATGCCCAACAGCTCCGTGCGAGCGAACGGCATGCGCCTGGCCATCTCGGTAATGGCGGCGCCCATCTCCGACACCTGGCCGGCAGTCAGGTCGGCGGTCTTGGCGACACCCACCAGCGCGCGCTCGTAGGCCGCGAACTCCTGGACTGCCTCGCGAACACCAATGGCCAGGCCCAGCCCGGCGATCACCGTCTGCAGAGAGCGCAGCGAGGTCAGCGCAGTCGTGCTGCGCCGGCCAAGATCGTCGAGTGCACCGGCCGCCCGCGTACCGCCGTCGCGCAGACCGAGCAGCTCGGTCTTGGCGTTACGGACCTCACCGACGAAGCCCTTGCCGTCCGCGCGCAGCGTGAGGCCGACAACGATATCCGTCATCGCTTACCTCGCTTGGCGGCCAGCGCCTGTTGCCTGGCGCTTTGGGCCTGCTGCCGGCGCAGACGGGCCGTGTCAGCGGCACGCCGTCGAGCAAAGACGCGCAGCACCTCCATCTCGATCACCTGGAGGCGCGACAGAATGTTTGCGCGCTTGCGTTTGCGGATCCCGGTCGTTTTCATGACCTCAATCACGGCCTTCAGATTGAGACCCTTCTCCTCACCGCGCTCGCCGGCGTAGATCCACTGAGTCTGGCAGCGCAGGAACAGCATGACGGCCTTAGTGTTCGGCGGGAGGATCGGGTACGGCAGGCGCCGCTCCCGCGTGCTCGCCGCCTGCTCTCGGGCCTTAGCCGCTCGCCGGCGTTGCAGGGCTTCCAGGCCGGCGGCGTCCTGGCCCGCGTCGCGCAACTGATCGGCTACTCCGTAGCCTTCAAGGCCTTCAGACCCTTCGTTACCTTGGCTCCCGCCGCGCGCCGTTGCGCTCGATTGAGCGCGGGCTGGGCTGGCCCAGCGGCGGGCGGCGTCTCGGAGTTTTTTTCCTCTATCCCCATCACCATCCGGCCCAGCGCCTCCGCAGCAGCGGCGCGGATCCGAGTGTCGGCGAACAGCCGAGCCTTGGCCTTGTCGCTGTAGGCGAGCGCCCCGGCACCTTGGCTGGCGAGGCCGGACCACCCGAATACGATGGCGGCGAGCGGGTCACCTTCGCGCTCGTCGTCGCCGGATTCGCCGAGTTGACCGCCGGCGGCAATGAAAGCCGCGACGTCGTCGAGAAGTTGCCTGTACCCGTCGATGTCCACGTAGCCGAAATCCATCCGGATCTCGTGGGTCCGGAACTTGCCGCCGAAGGTCGGGACCTTCACCCGCACCGGCCAGTTGCGGATGATCGGGGTGGCGTCGAAGACGAACAGCCCGCCTTCCTCGAAACCATCCTCCGCGGGCAGCGGCACGTCGGCCGCGTCGATGTCCTGGTGTTGCTTGGCCATGGTCCCGCTCACTTGATCGCCAGGGTGAACTCGTCGTTGCCGGCGTCGGAAGGCACGGCGACCACGCTCATGGAGAACATCGCGGCACCTTCCTCGTCCTGGTACGGTGCCGCCGTGAGCTGCAGCCTCGGCATCGACAGCTGGACGATCTCGCCGCGGGTCAGGCCGTGGATCAGCTCGAACGGCAGGTAATCGCCGTCACTAAGGCTGGTGAAGAAATCGACCGTCGCGAGGTCGAGCGCCTCAAACACCAGCGTGCCGGAACCTGAGCGACCGTTCTGGCGAGCCTTCTTCTGGCCAACCAGGCTGCGGATGGCGGTGTTCTGGCCAACGTTGAAGTTGAACGATCGGTAGGCAACCTCGTAGCCGCCGAAGCTGACGAACGGCGAGTTGTCGTCGGACACCAGCAGCGGATCCTGGAAGGCGCTGAAATCGACCGTGGGCAGTGCCTCGCTGGAGCGAGTGCCGGGCAGGCCCATCATGTCGAACGTCATGTCGAAGTAGTCGTCGGCCGGCGCGTTGAGCGTGACGTTGCCGCGGATCCCGCCGAAGCGGTGCCGGTTCGGGCCGTATTGGAAGAATGCCTCGATGCTCTCGAACCCGGTGGACACCGGCGTGTACAACGTGCCCGGCGCGCGCAGCTGAATGGTGAACTCATCGCCGATATCAAACGGCGTGCCGACCGTCGGCGTGATCGTGGCACCGCCCGGCAGGGCAAACGGCGCGGCATCGGTCATCACAACGCCGGTCTGATTGTACGCCGCCAGGTGGAACACCGCCGGTGCGGCGACCGTGAACTCCGCCGTCGCGGAGGCGCCGCCGGTGGTGCAGGTCAGCGTCACCAGGCGATCAACAATCCCCTCGTACGGATCCGCCGCCGCATAGGTGAACGCACCGGTCGGACCGCCGACTCCGGTCGGTGGGCTGGCGGCGATTGTCGCCGCCGGTGCAATGGTGGTCTGAGCACAGCCCGCAGCCCGCAGCAGCTTGCCGAACGCCGGAGCGGTACCGGCGTCGAGCGCCGTTACGCCGGCGCCTGCCGCCTCGGTGGTGAACTGCATGGTACCGTGCTGTTTGGCGAGCTTGCCTGGGTTGGCGCCGTAGTAGGGACGCACCAAGTTCCGCTCCTTCCGGTCCCCGGTCAGCGGGACGGCGGTCATGTTCTTGATCAGCACCGCGTCGGCCGCGGCCAGAGCGTCGGGCGAGGTGTTGTAGATGCTTTCCAGTTGGGCCAGCAGCACAGCCGTGTTCATCGAGATCTCTTCGGCCATTGCCGTTACTCCTCAGCCGTAGCGGTCAGGATGTCGGAGCCGGTCGACGCGCCGCTCGGCGCGACGACGGCGGTATCGGGGTCCGGATCGGGGGCCTTGCCGCGGCGCGGCCGGGACCGGCCCGACGGCTTGTCGGCTTCGGCCTGGGCCTGGGCCGTCTCGGCGGCCGCCTGATCGGCAGCGGGCCGCTCGGCGCGGCGCTCGGCGCGGGTCGGCGTCTTCGGCGCGTCACCGACGCGGACGCGCTTGCCGGTTACGGGATCGAGGATGTACGAACCTCCGGACATCGGGCTTCTCCTACGGTTGCAGCTTGGTGGCGACGGTGAAATCGAACTGGCGCCAGACCACCTGGTCACGCAGGCCGAGGGTGCGAGACGAAGCGAACTGCATGCCCGCGATCGCGCCGGTGGGCGTCCAACCAGCCAGAGCGCTGAGCAGCGCGGCCTCCAGGATCTCCATCTCGCGCGCGGCGCTGTCGCCTCGGTCATCGCGCAGGTTGCCGACAGCGACCACCACGGCCAGGCCGCGGGTCACACGCTGACGGTGTTTGCCGACCAGCTCGGACGGACCAGCCCGATCGGTTGTCGGCAGTACATAAGCGGCCGGCATCTGGTGGCGCGGCGGGTTATTTTTCAGCGCCGCGAACTCGGCAGCGCCGGCCACCAGGTTCAGGCCGATATCCGCTTTGGCCTCGGTCAGGCGATCGATGGTTTGCGAGATCAGCGTCATGCGGCACCGGCGATCGGCGCGAACAGCCAAGCCTCGAACATATCGAGGACCGACTCCCGATCCTCGGGGCCGATGCCCAGGAACGGCCGCGGCGGCATGGTCACGCTTTGGACGTTGACGAAACTCTCGCCACCACCCTCGGCCGCAAACCCCGGCACGTTGAATGACAGGCCCTCTGATGTCTTTGCCTTGATCACGCCGCCGAACTGGTGGATCGCCGCGTAGATGACGTTGGTACCGACCTCGACTTCGCGCGCGCCGGCCTCATAGGTGATTGAGTCGCGCAGGCGCGCGGTGTCGACCAGGGTCTGCCCACCCTGCTGGACGGCGCGGCGGCTCTTCGGCCAGGTCACGCCGTCGGGGCCGCGACCCTGCTCGAACCGGTCGAGCACGTTGTCGCGCAGGGCCGAACCGATCGGGTCGAGCAGCTCGGACAAATCACCGTCGGCAGCGGTCCATTGCGACAACACGATCTGCGCCTGGACGTCGTCGAGCGAGTAGGAGAACGAGACGCCGGCCATCAGAGATCCCTCAGACCGGAACGGGTGAACTGGCGATCGTCGCCAACGAACTCGACGGTGGCGTCGACCGGTGCGGCGGCACTCACGCCGTCGTCGCCCAGGGTGGCCTTGCCGAGGCTCACGTCGCGCAGCCAGGCCGTCGCGTCGGTGTATGCCCGGCGGACCTGTTCGGTCGGCGCGTCGGCGTGCAGGTAGTAGCGTGCGACGTCGCCGGCGACCCGCACCAGGCGCGCCGGCACCGTGGCCAGCGGCAGCGCCGCCCGCGCCGCGATGTAGCTGTCGATCAGCTCGTCGGCGTCGGCCAACGCCTTGCCGATCACCGCGGCGTCGATCGAGCCAACGTTCGCGCGATCGGAGAGCTGGATCAGTTCCTGCTCTCCGAACCGGTCGACCAGGTCCTGTTGGGCGGCGTAGGTCATGCCGCCTCGCCGCCTTTCTTGGGTTTCGCCTTGCCAGCGGCGGCGGCCTTGTCGGCGGCAGCCTTCTCAGCGGCAGCCTTCTCAGCGGCAACCTTCTCGGCGGCAGCCTTGTCAGCGGCGGCCTTGTCGGCAGCGGCCTTGTCAGCGGCGGCCTTGTCAGCGGCGGCTTTGTCGGCAGCAGCCTTGTCAGCGGCGGCCTTCTCAACGGCAGCCTTCTCAGCGGCAGCTTTGTCAGCGGCAGCTTTGTCGGCGGCGGCCTTCTCAGCGGCAGCCTTCTCAGCGGCAGCCTTCGCGGCCGGATCGTCGACGATGCGAACGTCGAGCATCGGGTCGGCTTTGAGGGCCGCGAGTTGCGTGTCGGTGAAGCGGTCGATCGGATGGTCGACGGGCTTCGCCGGGTGGGCGACACCGGCGCGACGGAAACCGTCGCGCCGGGCCGTGATGCGGATGAGTTGCTGCACCATGATCAGGCAGCGAGCAGGGTTTCGACGTGTAGGGTCGCGGTACCGGCGGCCACGTTGGTCGCCCCGGCCGCATCGCGCTCGGCCTTCAGGACTTCCAGGCCCCTCTTCTCCAGCACGCCCGGCACGACCAGGACCATCGGCTTCAGGCGCAGCTGGCGGCCGTGATCGCCCTTCATGTCCTGCATGGCGGCGCGGGCGGCCATGTAGTTGTCGGCCGTCAGATCCTGCTTGGACGCGTAAGCCAGCTGCCACAGCCCGAAGCCGGCGGCGGCGCGCATGTCCACGCCCCACAGGTATTCGTCACGCATGAACACGTTCGGATCGTCCATGTTGGTGAGCGACGTCAGCTTGGCGGCGCGGCGCAGCTGGAAGATCATCGGCTTGATGGCGCGCGAGGTGTCGAGCAGGAACCAGGGCGTGCCTGCTCCGCCGGCGAAGTTCGACACGCTGATCTCGGCACCGTCGGCGCCGATCACCGGGTGGTCGGTGTCGAAGAAATTCTGGCCGTCGAAGCAGGCCGTCGTGAAGCCGGCCTTGAACAGCTCCCACACCAGATAGTCGGGATGCTCGCCGGCGGTCTGCGCCAGGTCGGCGACCAGCGGGTTGTAGACCCCGATCTGATCGTCCTCGATGTCGTCGCGGCTGACACCGACGGTGTTCTCGAACTTCCGGTTGGTGACCTTGTAGCCGTCCTTGGCGACGTTCTCGATCACCCGGTCGCCGATCCACTCGCGCATGCCCCGCAGTTTTGCGAGCCAGCGGTAGTCGTTCTCGCGGGTGGTCGAGGGCACCTGCATGGCGATCGTCTGCCAGGTCGGTTTGATGCCGCCGAGAACACCGTTGAAGATCGTGTTGAAGCTGGTGTTAAGGCCAGCCAGGGACGCGCGGTTGACTTCCATGATCGTGCTCCGGGATCAGGTTTCGATCAGGAGGGTGACCGCCGCGGTTCGCACCGCGTCGTTGGTCCCGCCTGGCGTGAGGGTGATCACGTCACCGACCGCGACCGCGTTGGCGGCCGACGGCGTGGCGCTGTCGACGTCACCGGCGGCCGAACCGGCTTGGGTGATCGTCACCACACCATCGGTGACCGGCGCGCCGTTGATCGCCGCCGTCAGGGTGGCGTTGCCGGTGGTCAGGGCGCCGTCGATCACGCTCCAGATCTTCGACAGCGTGCCGGCGACCGGGCTGACGATCCGGACCGGCGCCACCGCGTCGAGGGCGACCGCGTCCGGAACGGCGAGCGGGATCAGATTGGCGGCGATGTTGGCGCGCGCCGTCGCCGGGCTGGCAACGTCGTCCAGGTTGTTGGCGCCGAGCAGCGCGTCGGCGTCGCTGTCGAACGGGCCGCGGCCGACTTCGACCCACACACCCTGCGCGTCGACGTCGACCACCCGTCCAGCCCGGCTGCGAGCACCGGTATCGGACGTCTTGGCGACGGTCTGATCATCGACGATGTAGCAGACGCTGCCGATCTGCGCGGCCGCGATGGCATCACCACCACCGCTGTTGGCGTAGCGGAACACGCCGCGCTTGACCCGGACGGTCAGGTCGCCGTTGGCACCGGCGCTGTTGTCGACCTGCTCCTCGGCGCGGCCGACTGCGATCAGGCCGGCGGCCGTGGTGCCGCCCTCGGCATAGCCGGCGTTCAGCACCGCCAGGGCGCCGGCATAGACCATGGTCGCCGCGGCGACCGGGAGAGAGAGGTCGACGCCCGACCGCTCAGCCGTGTTGCGATCTCCGGTCAGTGCCATCGATCAGCCCTCCTGTTCCGCGGCGCGGGTCTTCTTGAAGTCGTCGACGCTGATGCCGAGGCCAGCGCAGATCGCGGTGTCTTCCAGGGTCAGCGAGCCATCGCCCGGCACCTTGGCCGGCGCGCCGCCGGTCAGGATCGCAGCGGTGACGACGGGAGCGGCGGCCAGCCAGCCCTCGAACCCCTTCAGGTCCTTGGCCGCGTAGGCGGTCGCCCAATTCTTTTGGGCCGGGATCAGCTTGCCGGCAGCCATCGCGGTCTCGACCACCGACGTGGCCTTCTCGCTGGCGCGCTCGGTCTGGATCGTTGCCAGCGCTGTCTGCAGGGCGTTCACCGTGGCGATCGGCGCGAACTGCGCCGGGTCCGGTACCGAGGCGGGCTTGGCCGCCTTGTCGATCGCGGCGGCCAGCGCCGTCTCGGTCGTCTCGGTCACGCCGAGCTTGGCCGCGAGCGCGGTGACGATCGCCGTCGACGCGACGAGCTTCTGTGCGTGGGCGAGTGCGGTGGCCTGGTCAGTGTCGGGCTTGAGGCCCAGCGCTTCCAGAAACGCCTTCAGAACTGGGTCCAACTGGACCTCCTGTTGCTGCTGGTGGGAAAGGGCGGTGAGGGTCAGGGCGGGGTTGTTGGTCAGCGCCGCGCGCTTCAGGCGCAGGATCCGCCGGTCGTCGATCGTGTGGTCGAACACCGGCGACAGGTAGCGGTACTCCCGAGCGGCGATCGCCTGGGAGGCGGCCGCGGTCCACTCGACGCGCCCCCAAATGCCGTCGGCGCGAACCTCCAACTGCTTCAGCCAGCCGGCGGCCCTCGCCGTTCCACCCACGCCCGGGACCGCGGCCAGGTCGATCTGATGGTCGTAGTCGATCGGCAGGTCCAAGCCGCCGGCAGCGGCCAACGAAGCGCTGACGACGTCGGCTGAGGCGTCGTTGCGCCAGGCCGGCCGGCCATCGCGCGACGGCACCACGCCGATCGGCAGCAGATGCACCCAATCGGGCGCGCCGGCGCCGGCGGCGGACAAGTCAACGACGGACCCGAGGGCCGTCTGTACGGGGTGGCGTGTCGTCATGCCGAACATCGTGGAGACGGCGGCGGCGTGAAAACATGGTGGCAAACGTCACCACGGGAAGCGTTTAAATGGGGAGTGTGGGAGCCCCTCAGAGCGGGGCCGGGCCGGGTCGATCAGGCCCGTGCGGGCGGATCGGACCCCGAAACCACCCTCAGCATGGTGGTTTCGGGTTGCACGGGCAAGAGGCCGTCCGCGCCGTCGCTCCGCAATAGGCCGCCATCCGCCTGCGGGTCGTTTCAGAAACGTTTAAGAGATTTCAGGGCATCTTCGGAGGCCGGCGGTCGATCTTGGCCGTTCTGGGGCTTCCTACGGGCTCGCCAGCACGCCTGAAACGCCCTTCAGCCGGATCGCTGCCCGGATTTAAACGCTCTTAAAATCCGGCCTTTAAGATTGACCCGGCACCGGGCGGGCACTATCTCAATGAAGCGACGCGCGTGACACGGTGAAATTCTCCCGGCCGTAGCACCGCCGCCGAGGCCCTCGGGCCGATAGCAGCGGGAGCGTCATGCGGGGTTACTGGGAGGCCCCGCCGCGCGTCGTCTACTCCTCCCAGCTACCGAACAGAACCCGTCCGCGCTGCAGCAGGCGCCGCACGTCTGAGCCGTGAGTGCGACGGTATGACGTCACAAACGTTGCTTGACCGGTTGCGGTCGCTTTCACCGCCGCCCACATCGGCCCGCCGTCGCGCCGCACGACAACGACCGACACGTCACCATCCTGGACGATCAACGTCGGACGCGCGCCAAGCTCTGGCAGCAGCCGATAGTCGGCCGGCGTCAGGTCCGGATGCTCCCGCAGGTTCTTCGCCAGGGACTCTGGCGACAGGACCGCCACCGGGTTGCGGGCGCCGATCGCGTCGGCGATCGCCGACGGCAGGCGCAACACCGGCATGGCGTCGGTTGGCTTCTGTAGCTGGCGCGCGAAGTCCGGCGACGACACCACCTGGCGCAGGGCGGCGTGGGCAACGTCGGGGCGCGCGGCCGCCAGCTTGTCGAGCAGCGAGCGGGTCGCCCCGGCGGCAAGGCCCTGGTCGAGTGTGGCGTCACGCTTGGCCGCGTCGGCGGCGCGGCCGACGTGATAGCTCCAGCCCGGATCGATTCCCTCCGGGATCTGGATCTCCTCGCCGGTGCGCTTGTTGATCCACGGCCGCTCGGTCACCGCCGGCGCCTCGGTCACCCCACCCAACTTGTCGGCCTCACGTGCCGACAGCTGGCGCACCGTGCACCGGCAGTTCCAACCGTTCGGCGGATAGTGGCTCGACCACCAGTCGTGATCGACCGGCAGCACCGTCCCATGCCACGCCAGGTGCTCGGGCCGCGTGCGGCGGTCCTGCACCGAGACATACCGCAGGAACGGCCGCAGACCCTTGGTGCGTTGGATCTGGTCCCACCGGCCGGCGGCGTAAGACGTGCGCAGGTTCACGTCGAAGATCGTCTTCAGCCGGCGCGGGCTGCCGAGCTGCACCAGGCGTTCCTTGCCGGTGAGGGGATCCACGACGCGCTGCCGGCCCCACCATCCCTTGGCCTGTAGCGTCGGCTCCAGCTCCCGGCGGAACTGCTCCAGCGTCGTGCCCTCGCTCAGCGCCCGATCGACAGCGCCCCGGATGTCCTCCAGCACGTCGAGCTGCATGGCCTTCGCGACGGTGAAGCTCCTGGCATGTTCGCCCTGCCACACGTCCTGCCAGGCGAACGACGGCTTGAAGCCTTTGGCGCGGAAGTAGTCAATCGCCTCCCGTGGCGGCAGCGGCTTCAGCTCAATCGGCATGGGTCAGCCGTCCAGGTCGGCGATCGGCGCGTCGAACTCGCCGGCCAGCCGGGCGGCGAAGCCGGCTCGCGCCAGAGCCTCGGTCACCTCGACCGGATCCATCTGGCCGACCAACTCGGGCAAGCGGTCGCGGAACTCCTCCAGGTTGGTCACCTGGTCGAGCAGCGTGCGGATCGGGTCGACGACCGGGTCCATCATCTGCTCCCAGTCGCCGAGCACCCCTGCCGCCAGGTCGTCGATCGCATCGTCCTGGCCGGGCTGTGCCGCGGCCAGCTGCTGTTTGACCTTGCCGGTCGTGTCGGGGGCGTCGATCGCTTCGGCCTCCGGCTCCGCGGCGCCCGGCACCGGCGCCTTCGCTGCGGGCTTCAGCAGTTCCTCCGTGTCGTCCGGATCCGGCAGGCCCAGCTTGTCGCGCACCACCGCGGAGCCGACCTTGCCGCCCATGCCGACGTACTTCTCGATCAACGGCATCAGCGCGGTCATGTCGGTCTGATCCGGCAGGCCGATGAACGCCCGCGGATACTTGCCGTCCTTCGGTGGCCCGAAGTTAAGGTCGATGATTGGCTTGACCAGGTCGCGGTTGATCGGGACCGCTAGGCGCTTGGCGTCGGATTGCTGGATGTCGGTGCGCACCTGGTCGTGCACCTTGCCGACTGCATAGCCGCCGGCGATCGCGTCGGTGGTGCCGACCTGGCCGAGGACCGCCTTGGACACCTGCTGGTCGAGGAAGTTCGCGAGGCCGCTGAACAGGCCGCCGTCGCCCTTCGATGCCGCCTCGACGAACTCCACGGCCATGCTGTCCGGGATGATGCCGGCGGCGTCGTGGCCAAGCTGGGATACGGCGCGCAGTAGGATCCGGCGATCGTCGGCCGTAGTACCGGTTGGATACTTGCCGAGCCGAAGCGGCTGGCCATAGGTCTCCAGAAATGACACCCAATCCTTGAGGCCGAAGTTCTTGAACAGCCAGGCCCACGCCACCGGCCGGGCCAGGCCGCCGCGGATCGGGATGCCGGACTTCGCCTGAATGATCGTGGTGATGAACTTGTAGGCGGCGAGCGGCTGCGGCTGACCGTCATCGCCGCGCAGCCGGATTGTGCGCATGTCCACCTGGTCGAACATGAACCAGCGTGGATCGCGCCACTCCAGACGCTTCGGCCACCATTGCTTGGCAGTCGTCTCCCACAGGATCTCCACGACGCTGAAGCCCTTGCCGACGGCGTCGAGCATGTCGAACAGCTCGTCTTCCAGTTCGTCGCGGCGCAGCCACTCCCGGATGAAGTCGGCGTGCTCGATGTAAGGGGCGTTGTCCTCGGCCGCCTCGACGGTGATCTCCAGCTGGGCGACCGCGCGCTTGCGAGCGCCGAGCACGCCGACGTAGTGCAGATCCTTCTCCTCGATGTCCTCGGCCAGCTCCAGGTACGACACCGGGTCGCCTTCCTCGGAGCCGCGCAGGATGCTGCCCAGGCGCGCCGGTGTGAGGCCGCGCGACGGGTGCTCGCCGATCGGGCGGCGCACGCCGGCCATTGTCGGGCCGGCCAGCTCATCCAGCAGATCGGCGCGGCGCAGCGGCGTCACACCGTCCGCGCCAACCAGGATCGGGGTTGCCATCGACGTTGCTCCTACCAGGCCCCGCGCCCGAAGCGGGCGCCGGGCATTTCGTCATCGGTTCCAAAGGCCGAGGCTTCATCGACCCGGCGGCGCAGCGGAATCGCGGCCTCGTAGCCGAACTCCACGATGCCGGTCAGGGTCGCCACGTAGAAATGCAGTAGCGCCTGGCCGGCGTCGCCGTGCCGGCGGCCGCCATCGCTGCCTTCGTTGCGAATGTCGCTCGGGATCTTGCCGACGCCGCCGACTACCCGGAACTGACGCAGGTCGTCGCGGACATCGATGTCGGCCGGGATCGCGATGGTCCTGTCCTGAAAGGCAGCTGTGAACTTCGGCGTGTGCTCCCGGTACCAGGCGTCGTTGGCCATCAACTCGGTGACCCGATTCGAACCGAACTTCTGGCGCGCCTCCTGGGCCAGCACCATGCCGTTGCCGTTAGCGTCGAGCACCATGCGCTGCAGACGGCTCAGCCGCTCGCCGATGTAGTAGAGCGCTTGTTTCTGCTGGTCATAGGGGCACTGCCGCAGCTCGACCAACAGCGGCGTGCGCCGCACCAGGTTCTGCGCGGTGTAGCCGATCACGATGCAGGTCCGGTCCTGGCGCATCGCGAAGTCCTCGCCAATCGCCGTCGGCAGATCCTTCAGCGCGACCAGGTGCGGGCCGACGTTCTCATCCAGCCAGGCGCGCATTTCGGCCTGGCGCTGGCCTTCGGGCAAATCGACGAATCCTTCGACCGGCGGCTCCCAGCGGGCGACGCGATAGTCCTCGACGCTGCACGCCTCGATCCATGCCAGCGGCAGCATGACGCCGTCGCCTTCGCGCGGGACCGCGTCCAGCTCCTCGCGCATGGCATCCACCCGGGTGCCGTAGGATCGCCGCACCTTGCGATACCACTCGGCCTTGGCTTCCGGTGAGGGCGTCCAGTTCCGCAGCAGACACACCCGCTCATAGAGACCGTTGGCGACCGCGTCGTCGAAGGTGATCCGGTGGATTTTGTAGTCGTATCGCCCCTCCCGGGTCTCTTTGATCAGCTCGTTGAAGGCGTTCAACGTGCCGTTATGGGTGCTGATAATCCGGATCTTGCCGCCCCAAATCAGCAGCGCATTGCAAGCGTCAATCACAGCTCGCACCTGCGGGTGGAACGCCGCCTCGTCGATGATCACCCGACCCTGCAGGCCACGAATGTTGGCCGGCCGGCTGGACAGCGCGCAGATCTGGAAGCCCGACGCGAACCGGATCCGATAGGCCTGGATCTGCCGGGAGGTTCCATCGTCCTGGACGTCGTCGAACAGGAAGTCCTCGACGCTCAGCAGCTCCTTCGCGACGGCACGCGCAAACTTGGCGCAGGTCCCGATGAACTCCAGGCCCTTTTCCTTGGTGTCGCCGATGTAGAAGGTGTTGTCGCCGCCGGCCGCCGGACTCGCCGCACCGATCAGGGTGCTAGCCAGGGCCTCGGCGAACGTGATGCCGGTTCGCCGTCCCTTCTCCGCCAGCTTCAAATCGGACTCGTCCGCGACCCAGTCCACCTGGTGGGCCATCAGAATGCCATCCGCCAGAGGATCGAGATCGTCTGGCGGCAGCACTCCCAGCGGCAAGTCGTCGATCGGCGATCGCGGCGGCGACAGCGCCGTTGTGGCGAGCAGCTCACTCATGTGGGTTTGAGCCGCACGCCCAGGATGTCCCGGCGCAGCTGCGCCAGGCGCTCCGGCGTCAGGCCCTTGCCCTCTCCGGCGGCAATGGCGTCGCGCGCGGCCTGGTCGATCAGCTTGGCGGCATCACGTTTCAGCTTGGCCAGGATCTTCTCTTCGGCATCGAGCGTCGCTTTACGAGCGGTTGAAAGGTCCTTCAGGCCCTTCATCAACAGCATGAACTCTTCGATCTCGATCCCGCCGTCTTCGCCGGCCTGCTTGTTCATGATCTTGAAAGCGATGGTCTGTGCGATCTGCATCAGGAACCGAACGCTATCGTTATCCTGCGCGCCGAACTCCTTACCCAACTGTTTGGTGACCGCGCGCATCTTCTCCATGTCGCCGCGCATGTTGGCGGTGGAGACGCTCCAGCGAACCACGGAACTGCGCGATGGCGTATCGTCCAGGCGCAGCGACGCGAGATACTCCACGACGTCGTCGATCGTGCGGCCTTCGTCGACCAGCAACCGATTGATCTGCTCCAGAATAGCCGGATCCAGCCGGGCCATCTTGCTCTTGGGACCAGGCTTAGCCATAGGTCAGCCTCACTGGCCCGGCAGGCGAACGCCTGCAGCCCGAAGTCGGCCCTCGGCTACCGCCAGCCCCTTGTCCGACAGCGTGGCGGTGTACGTGATCCGACTGGGCGTGACGTTCTCGTGCAAGCGGACCAGGCCGGCGTCGCGCAGCCAGCGCAGCTCGATCTGCAGGTCCTCGCGGGACAGGAAGTGGTTGTGGTACTTCGCGATCATCGACTGAAGCAGGCCCTCGTAGGCGCTGCCGTCCGGCGCTTCCTTCAGCGACACCAGGACCGTGATCCGCCACTCCTCCTTGACCATCTCGGCGATGCTCATGGACTGGCTCCCTTGATTTCGTTCTCGACGAGCATGTCCACCTTGCGGCCGATCGCGCTGACCGCCCGATCCATGCCGTTCATCTGACCGACCACCGCCTTGACGTCACCGCGGATCGCTTCGAGCGACACCAGCAGATTGTTGAAGTCCCGGTGCGACGGGGTTGTCTCGGCCTTCTGCTGCATCAACGAGATGAGCGTCTCGATCCCGTTCAGCCGCTGATCGTGCCGCTCGACGGCGAGCTTTCGGGCGTCAGCTTCCTCAGCCAGGTCACCGCGGGTCGGGAAGATGGACCGCAGGTACAACAAGCCGATCGCCAGCAGGAAATTGCCGGCGACAGATAGCGCGCCCAGCCAGGCGGGAAGCTCTCCGAACCACTCAATCATCGCGACGCGCGCTCCCTGTCCTCTTGGCATCGGACGCAGGTGTTCGTTTCGTAAGCCACGCGCCGAGCCAGCGGGATCTCTTCTCCGCACTCCACGCAGATCTTCGAGGGTGTGACCGGTCGCCGGCAAAGGGCCGACCGCAGCGCATCAGCGCGGTCGGTTTCTTCGCGAGCCTGGGCGGCGTCGATTATGTCAGGCACCGCCATCCTCGCGATCGGTGGCCGCCTGGATACGGTGATGCAGGGCGTCGGTGACCTCCTGCAGCTCCGCCCACTCGGCCGGGCTCGGGTCTCTCTTCTCGGCGATTGCTCGCTTGACGGTGTCGGCCGCGGCGATCGCCCGCGGGATGCCCTCGGCGGCCAGCTCCGCGATCTGAAACCCCAGCGCGACCATCTCAAACGGCGTCATGATCCGGATCCCGCGGCGCTGGTGCCCGTCATCTTGCCAGGCCCCTCGCGCTGCCGGGCGCTGACATACGAAATCAACTCGACCAACGCCGCCCTAGCGGTGGCCATCGACACAGCCGTTGCGACAGCATCGCCGGATCGCACCGCCTCGCTGGCACTGGAGATTGCCGAATAGGTCATCCGATCGAGCCGGGCGACCGCGACGCGCGTGTCCTTGGTGGCGTAGTCGCTTTCGACGTAGGCAACCGCGGCAACCATGGCCGTGTTGTAGTCGGCCTGCAGAGCGAACATGCGCTGCGCTGGCGACACCGCCTCGGCCTTCGTCAGCTCGTAGGTACTGCAGGCGATCGGGCCACCGAGCGCCAAGCCGCCGAGCAGCAGGAAGGCCAGCGCCAGTTTCTGGGCGGTCCCGATCACCTGGGCCGGGAAGGTGGACTTCAGATCGCCGTCGATCCGGCGCAGGATGTCCATGATGTGCGGCGGCACGAAGTAGTGGACGGCGCCCATCACCAGGCCCACCGCGGCGGTCTGCAGTTCGGCCGGAATCTCCACGCCGGCATAGGCCAGGGCGCGGGTCAGCAGCCAGGTGGCGATGCCCGACAGGCCGGCTGCCAGGAATTTGCGATCCGGGAGCCAGTGCAACTTGATAGCGTTCACGATCGGTCTCCTCAGTAGGACCAGAAGGCCGGGCGCTGGGCGTGGTAGCCCTCCGCCACGGCCATATCGTCGAGGTGGATGAAGCGCGGGCCGGCGCTGCCGTTCGGCTGCGACACACCGATTCCGGTGAACCCGAACGATCGGGCGCGCTCGACGATCGTCAGCGCTCGAAGGCCGTAGATCTGGATATCGACGGCGCGGGCGAAAGTGTGCGAGCCAGGCTGCTTCTTCTTACGCTCGGCCGGGTGCGACGGGTGCCGATAACCGCTGGAGATCGGGAACTTGAAGCCGAGCGCCGTGCGCAGGGACTGCAGCTTGTCCATGAACGCCGGCACGATGATCAGCTCGCCGGTATGTTTGCAGGTCAGCTCCGCCGGCGTGAAATTCGGCCAGCCCCAATGCTCCGGAACAGATGGCTTTGACATCGCGTTCGCCCTCTCAATGCGAGGGAGCGGGTTATTCCCCCGCCCATGCATTGAGAGTTGCCGCAATGGCGACAGACATCACTGATGACGTTCGTCACCCCTTGGGGAAATCAGCGTTCTTTGAGGGGAGCGGGCAACGGCAGATCGGCATCGCCGTCACGAGCCTGCGCACGATGACGTTTCACGGTTCGCGCCGCAATACCGAACCGCCTGGCCATGTCTGAGGCGCTGCCCTCGCGCTGGACGATCGCCGCCCGCAGACTGGCGGCACGCGTGGCTCGATGGCCGAACGGACCAAGCGGCACGTCGACGTGACCGGGACCGTGATTCTCACAAAGCCAAACCGCCAGCGGTTCGCCGAAGCGTTCCACGAACCGGTCGGTCGGGTGCTTCGGTACCGCAAGGATCGCGCCACCGGCATCCCTCGCCAAACGCAGCGCCTCTCCGGTGCTCAACGCCTCGGCGACATCGGCCAGGAGTTTCGGGAGCGGGGGCGCGGCGTCGGTCATCAGATCAGCCCCTCCACTGTTTGAAAGGTTGCCAACACTGGCACCGGAGCCGGCCACGCTATTGGCGATCGGGGCTTTCCTTGGTGGTCAACCGGATCAATCAAATCGGACGCCGCCAGGATGCGTGTGAGGTAGTCGGATTCCTTGCGCTGCCGGTCGCACGCCGCATGAATTCCACGGCGGACACCGCTCCGGTCGCGGTTGTAAAATCGACCTATCAGCGCACAGTCGTGATTGCCGTTTGATTGGCCGAGTAAAAACGCTGCCTGCCGTGCGGCGGAAATACGGTGCTCGCGAGACGGCCCGCGCAACTCTTCGACGGTTACCGGCCAAATCTGCGCAACAGCCTTGGCGATCTCACTGTTGAGGATACGCCGGCTCATGATCCGACCCTCGCCTGGGCCTGGCGGATCGCCTTGCCGAACCACTCCATCACCCGATGCCAGTCCTCCGGCGCGTACTCGTGCGGCGCGGTCTTAGCGGTTGCCGCGATCGCCACGCCCCACCACCGGGCTTTCGGATTCTGAGTCGCGCTCAGCTCTGCCAGCCGACGCCACTGTGCGGACACCACCGCGAACGGTTCATGCGAGGCGGCCGGCAGGTATGGTTCCCACTGGCCAAGCCCGTCCCGCGACCAGTCGACCCCGGCGCGCTCGGCCATCTTCTTCAGGCCCTCGATCGCCTTGCTCGCGCTGTCGACGTCCAGCCATTGCAGCGCCGCGACCCGCGTGGTGCGCTTGACGTAGGCGGCCAGCGCGTCCTCGGTCGGGTTGCGGACCTCGCCCAGGTGATAGAGCGACAGCCACAAGGCGCGCAGCTTGCGGGCCTGCTCGCCATCGGCCATCGGCCGGCGTCCAGACCGCACCGGCCGCGACTTCGCCGGCTTGAAGCCCTCCGCCTTGAAGTGCTCCAGCAGCTCGTCGAGTTGGCGATCGGACAGTTGCGCGCTGCTGGACTTGCCGGGGAACAGCCGGCCGATCGCCGCGCGATAGGTGACGTCGTCGAGCCGCAGCTCTTTCTTGGCGATGTGGATCTTCGCCAGCCGGGCGTTGCGGATCGGCGCCGAGGCGGCGCGCTTCGAGGCGGCAGTCATGTGGCACCTCGCTGGTCATAGTCGCCGGGCCGCGCCAACACGTTGTTGACCGCCTGGGCGAGTGCCTCGCGGTAGTTGACCACTGCGGCCATGGTCCGGTCGGCACGGACCGCTCGCCAGGTGCCGTACACCAGGCGCTGGCTTTCCCGAGGCACCATGCTCCAGCAGTTCCGACACATGGCGTGCCCGGCGCGTGCGGTCGCGCCGCAGCCGGGCACGGGGCAGACCCGGCCCGTCATCGCCAGGCCCTCGAGCAGGCCCAGCAACCACCAAGCACGATGGCCGCAAACCAGCTCCACAAGATCCACGGATAGGTGGCCGGCTCTACCGAAAGGCCGACCAGAGCGCTTGCGGCCACGGTGACCACCGTGGCGCCGGCGAGCATGATGATAATGCGCATGATCACGCCTCCCATACCGGATGGCCGGGACCGAAGGGCGTCATGGGAAACTCTTCCCTAGCGACCGACGTGGCGATCTTCAGTCGCTCTAGCATCCGGAGTGCATCGGCTTCATGCATCGCGGCGACGGCAAGCTCGCCGGCTTCAACGCATTGCTTCGCTGCCGCTGTGCAATCGACGAACGAGACGGCGAAGGTTGCGATCTCCAGCAAACCAGCAATCTCGTAGTCGGCGAGCGGCAGTTCTTTGTGGTTTAAGATCCAGCGGTGCAGGCTGGGAAGTTGCCGAAGGTCCATTTCACACCCCCTGCGCGGCCAGGACCGGCCCGATCGGCGGCCAGCCGGCGAACTCGCCGACCGGCAGCGGCGTCGGCAGGCCACGCACCGGCGTGACGGTGCGGACCTCGCCGCCGGTGGCCCGGTACACCCACAGATCTCGCCGCCCATACCAGAGCGCCAGGTGCACCACGGTGGTCTCCGTCGGTGTCGACGGGTCGTAGATCTCGATCGACACCTGCTCGTGCGATCGGCGGGTCATCACGCACCGCCTTCCGGCGCGGCCTTGGCGGCCGGCTCCGGATACTTTTCCCCGCACCAGGGGCAATAATTTGGGGTGACCGCCTGAGTCTTGTTGCGCCGAGTTTCGTGGATCCACTTGTCCTTGCGGATCAGCCCGATCAGCGCGCGCGACACCGTTCCAGGCAGCAAGGGCATCGTCGCGTGAATGCAGTGCTCCGGTCCGACGAGCGCATTGATCTTGTTGACGCAGTTGCACATCACGCACCGCCTTCCGGCGCGGCGATCGCCGGTACCGGAATGTGGCTGGCCGTCATGCCCTCGGGCACTTCAGCGGACGCCATGTCGACCGGGATCGTCTCCCAGCCGCCGCGGGCGTCCTTGCGCTGCAAGCGGATGTACGCCTTGCTTCCCTCGACGCGGATGCTGTCACGCAGGGCCTGCATCGCCCGCTGCCAGCCTTCGTCGGTGATCTCCATCCGCAGCAGCGAGAACACCCGCTCGCGGCTGACCTGGCCTTCCTTGTCGGTCTGGAACGCCTCGGTGATCACGGCGCGCAGCTCGGGCCGAGCGTCGCTCGACCAGTCCCGCAGGCAATCGTCGATGATCGACTTCGCGATCTGCAGGCCCGAACCGAAGGTCAGCTGGTCCTGCACCTGGACCTTGATCCGCAGCGTGCCGTCGTAAGTGGTCAGGGTGACGTTGCCCTTGCCTTCCATGCCGCGCTTGCGGGCGCCGTACTTTTCGGCCAGCAGATCTAGCAGGGTGGCGACGTCCTCAAAGGTGTGGCCCTTGAAGCGGCCGATCTGCGCCGACAGCGCCTCGGCGTGGCCGATCACGCTGCGGACCATCTGGTCCTCCAGCAGCTCGTGATCCTTGACCAGGGACTTCGGGATCAGCCGGCCCTTGGCGTCCATGACGTACCCTTCCGGGATCTCGGCGGGAGCGGGCGATGCAATAGCGTTCAAGCTCACATGAGCCTCCGTTTAAAGCGGATTGAAGGAAGGCGGACACCCCACCAGCGCAGCTGCTGGGCGATCAGCCAGATCAGGCCGTGGCGGGGGTTACGCATGGTCGAACACCACGTCGGCCTGGAACGGCCCGTTGGCGTCATCGCAGGCGGTCATGCGCAGCCGCCCGCTGTCGGGATTGAGGTCCATCACGGCGGTGACCAATTCGCCGCCCGGCGAGCGCATCCGGTAGACACGCAACTCTCCGGACGGCCGCCAGGTCTCCACGGCGGCGCGGAACTCGACGGTTCGGCCGTTGACCGGGAGCCGCCACCGGACGGTGGAGTCGATCGGCGGGAAACCGGTTTGAAGGTTGACGCCGCTCATGCCGCCGACCCTCCCTTCGGGCCGCCGTGCGGCAGGTATTTCGGTCGGGCCGGGATCCGCTTGCGGAAGGCCAGGAGGTCGACCACCGGGGCGGTGGCGTCGTCGGAGCCGACCACGCGCAGATGCGTCGGCACCCGGCGGCGCTCGACGGCATCGGCCATCCGGGCGGCGTCACGCAGCTCCACGCATCCGGCCTCGAACACCTCATAGGGGATGGCGTCGCCGGAGGTGATAGCCTCGCGCCAGGCGTCGAGGACGTTGCGGATCTTGTCGCCGATCATTGTCCGGCCCCCAAGTTCCGCCAGGCTTCCTTGATGCGCTCGACAGTGACGTTGTCGATGCCGCCGGCGTGATACGCGGCGCGGCGGATCGTCTTGGTGACCAACCGCAGCGCGCCGGCCCGGGCGGCGACCTCCTCCAGCAGGGCGATGCAGTCGGCGCATTCGAGGCCCCAGGCGTCGACCTGGGCGCGGACGTCGCCCTTGACCGCACGCGGGATGTAGCGTCGGCCGCCGACCCGGCTGTAGACCTGGGCGTGGTCGCCGGCCTTGCCGCCGCCGGCCATCCGGCCACTGACCGTCTCGTTGCCGACGAAGGCGATGGCGATGCCGACCGAGTCGTGCAGCGACCGGATCTCGTCGAAGCACTGGACCTTCAGGTGCTGTGCCTCGTCGACGATCAGCAGCCCGCCGGTACCAGACACCCGCTGCTCTATCGCCTCGTACAGCGCCCCGGCGCCGCCATGGACCACGTTCCGGATGCCGACCGCCTTGGCGACGTCCCGGAGCGCCAACACCAGCGATGAGCAGTGCGGCCGCATGGTGGCGAGCCAGACGTTGGGGTTGCTGTCGCGGTAGCGCTCGCAGGCCTTCGTCTTGCCGACGCCGGGGACGCCGGTGACTGTCACGATATCGCCGTCCGCCTGCGCCATCGCGAGGGTGACCAGAACGTCGCGAGCCGTCGGGCTGTCGAACCAGGCCGGCGCAGTCGGGATCTGCATCGCCGTGCGCTGGCGACGCTCCCGCGCATCCAGCCACTGTCCGACCGACCGATCGACGCTGGCATTGTCGCCCTTGTATTTACCCTGCAGCCACTGGTTCAGCGCCGCGCCGCTGAAGCCCATCTCCTTCGCGGCGGCGGCCTGGCTCAGGCCGTCCGCCAGCATCGCCGCCTGCACCGTCTGGCGCAGCTCGGCGGCCGGCCTCGGCGCGTTCGATGCCGAGGCCGCTGCCGGCGTGACGCTCGCGTCCGGTTCCGCCGGCGGCTGGTTACTGATATCGTCCATTTTCTACCTCCATCGTTACCGGCCGGTGGGCGTTACAGCGCCCGCCGGCCAACTCACGCCACCGTCACAGACGGTTGCGGTTCCGGGCGGCCGTCATGGCCAGCACGTTGTTCACCAGTTCGTCGGGCAGCGCGTTCGAGTCGCGCTCGGGCAGGCCGCGCTGCGCCCTGACCGGAGCGTCGGGGCGGAAGCGCTGCGGCTGGATCACCCGCGCCTCGGGCTTTGTGCTCGCCGGCGCGTCGGGCATCAGCCGCGCCACGTCGCGCTCGTTCAACACCACCTGCGCCTCGGCCATCTCGCGGGTGGCCCGGTTCTTCTGACTCTTCGCCCGCGCATGTTTCTTGGCCTCGCCCACGTCCATGAAGCCGCTGTCGGCGATGCAGTCGGCGGCGGCGATGTAGTCGCCGGCCAGGTCGTAGACGTGGATCGGGTTGCCGAGACGGTCCGGGTCGTACCGGACGGCGACCTTCTCGCCGATGTGCGGGATCAGGGCCTGGCTGTAGTAGCGGTTGCCGTAGAGGTGGATCACGCCATCGGGCTTGCGGCAGGTGATCCCGGCGACCGGCAGCAGCCAAAGCAGCCGCGTCATCGCGTCGTCGGCGTCCGGCTTGCGGATCAGGTCGCGCTCATAGCTCTCGGCGAACACCTCGTCGAACGAGCGGCCTCGGGCGACCATGCTGTTGCGGTCGGTGCGGGTGTTGTAGCGGTAGATCTCGCGCTCGCAGACCCGCAGCACGTCGATCATCCGGGCGGTGCGACTGCCATAGTTGGCCGGCTTGTTGGCCGGGCTGTTGCCCGTGTAGGCACCCTCGAACTCCGGCGCCTTGCTGATGTAGCGGGCGAGGTCGCCGAACGCCCGCTCGATCGGCTTGGACTGGCCGTGTGCCGGCTTGGTGAAGCGCAGATCTATCCCGAGCGCCGGAAACAGCCCCAGGAAGTCATCGTCGCGGATCTTGTAGCGGTTGCGGTATTTCACCCCGCCGGTGTTCGACTTGGCGGCCGCCGCCATGGTGTTGTCGGAGAACACCGTGTCGGGAATGCCCCAGTTCTCGATCACGTCACCGAACGTCAGACGGAACCCGTTCGCCGACTCCGATGTATCCAGACGCCACGCCAGGATCTTGTTGCTGGACAGGTCTTGGAAGGTCAGCAGGAGGGCGCGGGCGACTTCGCCGTCGGGCCACTCGACGAACAGATCCAGCTTGTGGCCGTCGTAGTTGATCGCCTGCAGCGCCCGCAGGTCCGAGCGGTCACGGCGCTGTGCCGGACGGATCGCGTCGAGGTGATCAGCGCCGTGGCGTTTCAGGATCACGACCTCGGGGTCGATCTCGCGGTCGAGCTTGCGCTTCAACGTCGCCGGGGCCGCCGGAAGGGTCCAGCCATGCACCGCGGCGGCATCTTTCAGCCGGTTCCAGCACTCCGCAATGCCCGGCCGGCTCTGCCGCAGATAGTCGGCCAGGAAGACGTCCCACGCCTGCGGACTGATGTCGGCGGTCCGGCGCTGCTCGCGGCAGTAACGCGGCGCCAGCCAGGCCATCCAATCGTGCCGCTCCTTGCCGGCCACCTGCCGGAACCAGCCCCAGATCGAGCCGGCGCTCACCCCGCGCTCGGCCGCTACGATCTGCACCGCCGTCGAGCGGGCTGTGCCGCCGCGCTCCATCTGCAGCACCGCGTCCAGGGTCAGGACGCTAAACTTTGCGCGCTCGCGGCCCTTGTCGTTCAGTGTGTCGAAATGCGCCCACGCCGCGGCCCGGTCGGGCGCGCCCGCCTTGGCGGCGGCCTCGGCCGCCTGTTCGCGCACGCCGCGCGCCAGCAGCGCCGAGCGGGCCTGTAGCGGCAACAGGGAGAAATGGTACTCCAGGCCGCCGCCGCGGCCCTTGCGGCGGCGGGCCAGTGGCTGGCCGGCTGCGGTGTGGATGGCGGCCCAGCCTTCCCGGTCGGCCAGCACGCAGATGCCGCGCTTGGTGCGGGGTGCGCCGGACAGCTTTAGCTCGGCCAGCTCGGCCAGCGTGAACCACTCGGCGCGCATCAATGACCCCGCCATGTACGGTCGTCGCGGTCGGCCAGATGCTCTTCCTCGTCGGCGATCCGGCGGTGGTCGCGGGCGCGGTCGCGGCGGATCGCCGAGCGGACGGCGGCGAGGTATCGGGGGTCGATCATCGCCTTGCCGACCCGGCGGACCGCCGGCACCAGCAAGTCCGGCCGCTCCAGCGCCACGGCCAGCGCGACCATCCTTGCGTGGCTGATGTTGTGATCCTCGCGGGCCTGGCTGGCGTAGGCGTTCAGCATGTGGACCGAGACCGTCTCGCCGAGTTCCTCCGACATGCGTCGAGCGACCTCGTCGCGGGGCATCTCGGCGGCGCGCAGCGCGTCGGCGACCTGCCGGCTCACCAGCTCGGCCAGCCGACAGCCCGCCGGCGCCGACTCCGGCGCCTGGTCCGACTCCGGCGGTAACGTTGGAGCCTTCGGCCGCCATGACAGGAACAGGTCCGGCGTCTCGGTGTCCCTTAGGCGCCGCGTCGTCATCGATCGCCTCCGGAAGGAGGCCGGATCCGGTTGAGGTTGGTATAGCCGGTCAATATGATCAGGGCTTGCCAGTCGCTGTCGCTCCAGCGATTGGCTTCGGCCCAGGTCATGAAGCTCTCCTTCCCGGAGGCAAGCCCAAGTACCGGGGCGACGTCGGCGTACTGGACGTTACGGGCCAAATACTGCGCCTGCGCCAAGGCCGGGTTCCGGTAGTAGCTCCGCAGCTCCAGCTGACGGGTGATATCGACCACGTCGGCCATCACTCGGCGTCCTCCGGCCACTGCGCCGCCAGGAACGCCTTGATCTCGCCGCGCCCGTGCAGGTGCGTCAGGAAGTTCCGGCGGTCGCGAGCGCTGCCTCGGCCCCAGCCATCGATCATTCGCCCCAGCCACTTGTCGGTGACCGGCGCCACCGCCCGCCGGTCGCGGATCCAGTCGACTGCGTCCTTCACCTTCTTGGCCGGCCCGTCCTTCGCCAGCAGTATGTCGGCGACGCGCGCCTGCTCGCTCGGCGACAGGGCGGACAGCTTGAACAGCTCGCCCTCCCGCCGGGCCAGTGCGGTGCCGGCGATCCGGGCGCGGACGGCCGGGTCGAGGCGCTCGTAGATTTGCACGGCGCGGCGGATCGAGCGCTCGGCGGCGCCGGTCTCCTGGGCAGCAGCGGCGGCGAAGGAGAGGGCCGGCGTCCAGATGGCAATTTTTGCCGTTTGGCCTTTTTCAATGACTTGCAGACCGGCAGCGCCGTTCTTCGCCCCCGGATGCAGCTTTTCGTAGACCCGCTTCCTCTCCGCGTAGGATGCGGCGCGGTCGAGTGGGTTCAGGTCGTGGCGGGCAAGATTCTCGTCAATCTCGCGCAGCAGGGCCTCGTCGTCGTCGATCCCGCTGACAACCCGCACCTCCACGCTCTCCAGGCCGCAGCGCCGCGCCGCTTCCAGGCGGTGGGCGCCGGCGATCAGCACGTAGCGGCCATCGACCTCGCGCACCTCGATCGCCTGCATCAGTCCAAGCTCGGCGATGCTTTCCGCGAGTGCGGCGACATGCGCCTCGTCGACCACCCGCAGGCGCTGGCCGGCGTCGATCGACGAGAGCGGGATCTGTTGGACCTTGCCGATTTCCATTGTCATCGCGCGGCTCCGGCTTTGACGGTGCGGGCGGTCATCGCGTCAGATCCCGCGCGGAACGCCGGGGTGCGCCAGATCGGCCCACATCGCGTAGACCTCCAGTCCGAGTTCGAACAGCGGGTGCGCCGCGCGGCCGCGCGGGTGGCTGTCCAGCCGCTCGTCGATGGCGTCGACCATCGTGCGGAGGATCTTGATCGCGGCCCTGCGGGCGCCGCCGGACAGGGCGCGCTGGCGCCGGGTCGAGGAGCGTGTCGTGCTGCGGGAAGTGTTCATGCGGCTTCTCCTTTTTGACGTTCACCGCCGGCCCGATGCCCGGCAGGGTGCTGGTGTCCGGTCCGGACTGCGTCGAGCTTCTGCCAGAAGTCGGCAAGGCTCGTGCGGCCCGGCGGCCTGGTCGGCCCGAAGCGGTCACGCATGATGAGAACGGCCTCGTCGATGATCATTTTCCGATGATTGGCGACGACGAAGTCCCGGACCTCCCGGTCCCGCCACCACCGAGGACGACGCCCCGTGCGCCAGATCGGAAGATGCGTAATGGCCTCAGCCAGCGAGGCGTGCTCGACGAAGCCGATTGCGCTCTCCAGCACCGCCAGCCGCCGCTCCATCAGCGCCCAGGGGTCGCCCTCCGCGGACACCGGCGGGGCGGCGGGGGCAGCGGGCGCCAACTCGCCATGCCGCCAGGCCAGGAACACCCCGACCACCTGCCGGCGCACCTCGGCGGCCTTCGGTGTGCGGGAGAACATGCAGACCAGCACCGCCTGCGGCTCGTTCAGCCAGTACTCGTTCACCGAGCGGCGCGCGCCGGAGCCAATGCGGACCATTCTCGACGCCGTCGAGAATGGTCCGTGCATTTCGAGTTCGGGTTGGTTCTTCCGGATCAGCCGACGAATGTCGTGCGGATTGGCCATCCCCAGGCGGTCGGCCAGATCCAGGTCGCGGACCCGCGGCTCGTTGGCCATCACGGTCAGGTCGGAGGCGGTCAGCGCGCGCATCATGTCACGCGGCCTCCGCCGGGCGTTGCTGGCGAAACTTCGGCCGGTCGCTATAGTGTTCAGCGGGTTGAGGCGAAAGGCGTTCGCCCTTGCGCGGGTCGTAGCGGCTTGGCCACAGCTGGCGTGGGGACACGCCGAGCAGCTCCGCAATCGCCAGTTCGCCGTTGATGTGCGGGCAGCGGGCGGCCGCTCGTGCGATCCCCCTTTTCAGGCCGTACATGCGGTCGGCGTCGGCGAAGGTCAGGCCCTTGCGGTTCAACAGGTACCGGATCTCCTCCGGCGCCTTGTCCGCGACGCGGCGTTTGGCCAT